TTACTTCTCACGTACTGTTAAATCATTAAGTGTTTTAAAGTCATCAAGTCCTTTTCTCATTTGCTCACACGCATCCACAAAACCATTATAATTAACGCTTCTATCTTCCTCATTGAGCAGCCTGATTCTTTCATTAAACACAAACAAACAATTTTCTAAGCGTGTATATATTTTATCATAATAATAAACCTCGAATTCCTTCATAAAATTAATTACCTCACTTATACAGTCATTTCTTGTTGCCTTCATTGGCATAAATAGGTATAATTCAGTTGGGCATTACCCTTTAGGGTAATTCTATAAGAAGCCAAATGCTCTGGGGAGGGTAGCTGGCTTCTTATTATTTTTTGGTTTTTTGATTTTTGGGTTTCTTTGTTTTTTTGATCCTTTAATTTCTTTGATCTGATTTTGTTTTCTTCGCCTTCAGAGATTTAACTTTCTAGTCCATCATCCTTCCAAAACGCGCATTTCATTCCGACTCATAGCCATACCTTTAATCGTAATCCTGCTCAGCATAAATCCTATTGCTTCATCCCAATATTACTACCCTTTAAGAACATATATTTCTTATATATTAGAACATATGTTCTGATATTGTTCAAGGGGTAATTTGTCGAATATCCTCTACGTTCAGTTTTCACCAGCTGCCAAGATCTTCTGTAATTTTAATGTATGTCTATAGACGGAATTTCCTGATGTTTGTCGGAAAAGCGAAAAATATCTCTATTAAGAGATGATTTTAAGTCTTATCCATGATCTATTTCCTTATGATTCTTAATTTGTACCGGGATAGACTTTTTGTCCAGGCTCATCAAATAACTTTTTGCTTCCTCATATAATTCATAGGCCAGCTCAACAAACATCTTATAGGTGATAAACATCTCTATATACTTAGGCAGCAGTTGGTACCCTCTCTCGACCACAAATCTAAACTTCTCTTCACCCGTCAGCAATGCATACTCTTCTGCTTGCTTTTCCAATCTCAACATCAGCGAGAGTAATATCTTTCCCGCTTTCGCCCTTCCCTGGCTGACCAGATAAATAATAAAGGCTGCCATAACAAGCAGCAGCCCCCAAAAATCCTGAACATAACCTAATGCAGTTTCCATAGCCCATTCCCCCCTTATAATCCTAACTTTGCCGTCTCGATTCGATCACTGCCGGCATAGTAGTAATTCCCGTTACCGTTTATCCCCAGTACCCCAATCCAGTGCTTATTTTTGGCATGAACTTCATCGGCAAAGGCCTTATGGATCATCGGACATTTCAATTTAAAGCTGAGCAAAAGCGCGGTCCCTACATCTCCGTCGGCATAAACCACAAGATTATCCACCTCATTCTCTCTTTTCAAATCCGCAAATAACCTTACCCACGGAAATTTAGTTCCTGGGCAATTCGGCCTATTGACACTGTCAATGCGATAATGGCCGATTATATGATTTATGTCCAGTATCCTCATCTTTGACCATCTGTAATATACGACCGTTTCTTAGAACCAGGTAATGAGCACTTACTTGGGATTTTGGGTTCTGCATCCAGCTTAAGCAGCCAGGATAATAACCGGCAGTGGTATGGGCCACAATGGCCAGCGGCTTGCGGCCATTGCGCCCGGATCTAAAGTTCGGTGTACCTACCCATTCAATTTGTGGCGTTTAACTTACTCTCCTTTCTGCTCGATGCGGTCAATCCTTTTATGAGCTTGTTTGGATGACTCTTCAACTCGGCTAAGGCGTTCGCCCATGGTATCCATGCGTTGCCCTTGTGCCCGTTGCTCTATCCGGATATCGTCTACCCCACGTTTTAAATATTCCATGTCCGTCCGGATTACTGTATCTATTTCTGCATCTTTTCTTACTTCGTTTTTAGCTTCCTTTGCCCTTGCCGACCAGCCTAAGATGATTCCAGACAAAGTTGCCGCAATCCCAATTAGTGCTGTAATAAGTGTAAAGTCCAAAAAGCATCACCTCTTTCAAGCCTGTACATTATATGAATTTTGCATCAGTATTGTGACTAACCTGCTTTTGAGCATAAAAAATACGCCCTGTGTGGCGTTATTCTTGGTGTTGCGCAAAAAGGGTCTATTACGCAGCAGCGTCTATCATGGCCCGAACTTCTGCTCTCCACCGGATTGGCACATTTTCTACTTGCCAAAGCCCTGCTTGGATCAAATCAAAATAGATTTTTGCCATTATTCAGCACCTCCGATCATGCTGCCCAGTTCTGCCAAGGCAAGCTGAATCTCCATTTTGTCCATCTCTTGTGTCGATGCTAACTCAGCAATGGCTAGTTTAATGCTTAGGCTTTCCTGCTTAAGACTATTGTTTTCAGCCTCCAGTCTGTCTACCTTTACAGATAAAGGCTGCTCAAAAATGGGGTAATTAAACACCAGATTCCCGGTCGCTAAGTCAACCCTCCAAGAGTTCGCTGTCAGGAAGTCGCTGGAGTACTGCCCGTATTCGAGTTGAATTACACCTATCGATTCTGGACTATAAGCTTGTAAAGCCTGATACATAGCAAGATCCTGCTCTTTGGTTGTATCGATCCCGTTTAATTTTTCTAATGTGGTCAATACCACATTACCCGTGGGTAATTCGTAGTATATTTTTCTTCCTATCACAAAAATGCATCCTCCTTATTTTATGCTAATATAAAGAAAATTGTCCCTGAAGAATATCCGCTTACTGAAGATGAATCTTTATAATGTGCAAACCTTCCTGTTACTTGCCCAGGACTAAACACAACATCAGAAAATTCAACCCAACCTCCATATGAACCATTCACTCTAGCAGTTAAATAATCACCGTAAGCTAAATGTCCAGATTTTTCATTAACACCTTGACGATGCGTAGCTGAAGCGAATACTTGTCTTGGTGTAAAATTTAAATTATCTATAGTGAAATATTCGCTATAAGTGTATCCATAGGAAGAAGTACTCGCAGAAATAGAAAAACTAACGTTTTTTGCCGCATAAGAAATAGGTACAAGAGTCCCAATCTTACCAAAAATATTTACACCTTCTTTAATATTAGCCGGAATTAAATTCGGACTCCCCAAAATCGTCTGCACTCCACTCAAATACTGCTCTGTCGCAATGGTCTGATTCGTTGTGGTGGGGGTGTAGGTCTGCGCCCCCTTACTGGGGATAGTGCCAGTCAGCTTTGTTTTAGCGTTGTCACGGTAAAAGGTTTTCCCGCTTAAGACATCGGCTGCAACAGCAGTTCCAGTGAGCTTAACACCCCCTTTACCCTGTAAGATAAAATTTGTGCCATCATACCGTAGAGTAAAGACTCCGCCTACTGCCAAATCTCCTGATTCAACATTTGTTCCGTCAGGATTTTTGATAGATTTTGCGCCCTTACCGTTCCAGTTAAGAGTAGCAGCGCCCGTGTTGGCAGCATGGATTTTAACTGCAATGGCCACTCCAGCCACCAGAGCAGGCAAAGCAGGAGTCGTAGCTGCCGTATAAGCGTTCGCACTCCCTGCGGTCACAGCATACGGTATTTGTTGCGTAAAATCCGCCAAGTGCGTAGCAAGGGTATCTCCTTCGGCGTTGATCAATACATTCTCGGCAGTGGTAATCGGCAAAACGGAATCCCAGCCATTGTTCGTTGCATTGCGCTTTTTTATAACTGTGTTGTATGTGGCCATTTTAAGCCCTCCTTAAATAATCGCATACCATAAGTCGCCAGCAGCGGGGCTACTTGGCTCATTAGCATTTACTGCTATGCTAGTTAACCCGTCAAGTTTTGATTTATCCCCGCCGCTCATCAGACCGGCGTTACCCCCTGCTACGGCATCCGGAATTACGTCGGTACCACCCGTGATATGTGTTGCTCCGTGGGCAGAGGGTGTACCTGACGCGTGTGAGTGTGAAGATATTACTCCTGTAAGTTTGGCCTCAATCTCGGCTTTGGTGATGTCACTATTTTTCTGAGCATTAGCTGGAGCGTGGGCAGATTGGCTATGATCGTAAGCTGTTTTTCCACGGTCACCGCGATAGGCTGTACTTGACGTTTCACCCAGGGCCAGGGAGGCACTTATTTCAACATAACTAGTACCACCCCAGCGATAGGTTTTATTCGTATCTATTGCGATGTAGATTTTCCCAGTTTCGCCGGTCGAGGGAAATGCGGCCTGATTTGCGTATTCTAAAACATCGTCTACATAGGATGGCAACTGCGATGCAGGCACTTTGCCGCTTGCATCGAGTTCAGGATACCCGTTAGCCGTTCCTTTTTTACTCGCATTTTCCGGTGTAAAACCCAGAGCAGTTTGCTTACCATTCCATGATGCTTTTTCAGTATCTGACACAAACCTTTTAGCCGTGGACTCGGTTACGTTCTCGGCTTTTGTCTTCGGATAGAGATTATCCCAAATTTCTCCGTTTCTTTGTTTGATTTGGACGTTTATATCAGCCATGGTATTGTCCACCTCTTCCTTTACTAATTTTTTATAGGCTCAAACCAATAACCATCAGTTTCCGGTGGAGTAGTGCTGGTTTGAGCATTTGCAATATTTACTCCACCGCCATCAAAATTTGCTTCAGATCCTATTGCAAACCACAGTGTTTTATGGTTCACTGCTGATGGTTCCTCTTCTTGCAAATATATACTTTCCGCCTCATACGCAGCAAAATCATCTATTTTCTGTGATAGCAATGGATGCAATTCTTCTTTTGTAATTTTTCCAGCCACTATTTCACTCTCCTCATAAGATAAATTATTCCTCTTTACATCGTATTAAGGGTCTATTGCTCACTTGCTTTTTATATTTTTGTCTCCTTCCCCTATTAAATTATTATCATTCCTCTCATAAAATAAAAATAAATGGTTAAAACAACTAATTGGGAAAATACAACAAACAATCCCTTGCCAAACATAGTTTTTTGACTTAATCCGTAGCTAGATGCTACGGCTAACCCAGAATTTGCAAAAATACTTAGATAGCTCATACCTATGGCTTTTGTTACTAATACGTATAACCAGATATTATCAGTAAACTGGCTACCTATGACTAATGGCAATAGTATTGTAGTAAGACCTGTATTTGTCATTATATTCGTTAGAACAATTACAACTACGAGAATTACAATAATACCTAACAATGAATAGGCGTTCTGAGGGATACTAAAGAGTACATTGTTTTTAATAAATGAACTAATCGTAGTGCCAAATAAAATACACATTGTCCAGATATAGAACCCTTTGTAAGGCATTTGTAATAACATATGCTTATCAATGTGAACCAAGAGACCAGCAATTAAGGCACAGACAGCTGTGATATACCAAGAAGATGAATTTACGAAAATACTACATAGTCCTATCAAACCAATTGTGCCAACAAGATACATTCGAATAGTTATCTTTGGATATTCAGTAGTTTTTATAACTATCTTTTGATTCTTAGTGAGTAATATCAGACAAATCAGGGTACACAACAAAGCTAAGAAAGTTGGCACCCAAAACAATCTAGCCCACGTCAGCATATCGAGAGGATGCCCTAAATAATCTGATAGGAGCATCCACCCGATAATATCATCTCCTCCGCCAAAGTATGTCCATTCACTACCAACCATATTTCCCCAGGTTGTAGCCAATAAAATATCTACTTTATTCATATCCCGGTATTCTGCATATAGGACAGCTAACGGAGTTAGTATATAAGCTAACGTAAGATCAATAGTAAAAGCACTTAATGTTGTGGCTAACATGAACCAAACCATGATCACTGTTTTGGAGTTAATAATTTTGTCTAAAGGCTTATACAATTGCTCAAGTAAGCCAGCCTTCTTCAAGCTCAAGATGATAATACTTAGAGAAAACATGATGATTAAATTTGCCCCTATCTTGCTTAGTAACATTGGTTCCATTATCTCTATCCCTCCGGAACACCGTTAGGATAATTACAGGTACAATTCTGAATAACAGACTGCATTTCTTCTCTCACCTTATCAGCATCATAGTCGTAAATGGTACCAAATTTATACTTTCCTAACATGGGACAAGGCGTAATATAACCGCACTCGTCGATGCTAAGCCTCTCACTAGACAATAGTAGTGGGCATTGTGTTTTTCTTCTCCTTAGTGTGCAATCCCTTATACTCTTGTTTGATACACGACTTTCTAATAACTGCTGAACGGATACTTCAGAAATTTTATCATCTTGTTTTAAATAACGACCTCGTCCATTAGGTGTGGCGAATTGCAATTCCAAAGGGACCTGTAGTCCTATTGTTACATAGTCAATAAACTTCTCTAGACTCCTTAGGTTTTTATGCTGCCCCATGAGAACATGCATCACTTTGACATTATGCCCTTTCGCCTTCTGTGTTTGGATAAATTGTATTGCCTTGTCGAATACTCCTTTACCTCTGATATTGTCATGAACCTCACTGAGGCCATCCAGGCTAACTTGAAATTTTATCCGGTCTACGACTTGATGACTGAATTCATGGGTTCCATTCGTATTGATGTGGGCAGTGCCCTGCTTTTGTAAGATATAATCAACAAAAGCTTTAGTTCTTCTATAATTAAAAGGAGCTAAAGGTTCTCCACCTGTCAGACGCAAGTGGTTTAAAGAGGGAAAAGTATCCAAAAACTTCAATACATCTTCAGTAGGCACTTCTACGTTTTTAATAGGCATGGCATCCTTGAAGCAATGCGGACAGTTTAGATTACATGAATTACTGACTACGATAACAGCACTCTCAACCATAAGACTCACTCCTAATTAAGAAGGTAACTTATTGCCGTCTTCATCATAGCCCCGCTTTATCAGGACTATACGCACGGCATCTTTAAGATCATCTGGTACTTCGTCAAAATCTCTTTTCCCTAAGATTATCAGTTTTGCAAATACATCAGCCATCTTTATATTCCTCCGATCGACTAGCTAATTGAATACATAGGTCCGCTATAGCACTCATAATAACTATCTGGTTTTCTAAGACTTCTTGTACATCAATTGATGGTTTAGGATCTTCTCCATAAAACATGTTAGTAACAGGATCGTAGAACCAACCCTCTTGAACCTCAGATATATCTGTGATATCCATAAGTACAATATTTGAAGCGAATTCAGGAGCTTCTTCAGCTTCAAATATCCACCATGCTTTATTTTCATGTATTTGGGCAAATCTTTTCACTATAAAACCTCCTTACCAAGTAATAGATATAGCACCATTTGTACCTTTTTCCCCTGCCTCGCCAGCGGCTCCTTTACCATATACTTTACTTGTTGTATCTGTAATACCCCCACCAGCTTTACCACCAGCACCACCATTACCACCAACACCAATAATTATAGTAATTGGTTGACCCGGATTTATGGTGAATTGTTGATTTAATGTATTAGGGGGGTAATGCCCACCTCCACCGCCACCGCCTGGATAATTAGTTCCCCAACACATACTACCTACCCATGACCCATGACCTCCTTTTCCACCACCTATAGCACCTCCACTATTACCCCCATAAGTGTTATTGGAATTCCCAGTATTATATCCAGTACCACCAGCACCACCTCTGCCAGTACCGCTTTGCCAATACCCACCAGCACCACCTTGTCCTACACCTGTTGCTGGTAACGATGCGTAACTACCAAAACTGGTAACACTACCACCGCTCCCTGCACTCCCTGATTCACCATTAGCCATAGATGGCGAAGAAGATTGTCCACCTCCACCTCCACCTCCACCGCCTGTTGCAGAGGTTATATTAACTGTAACCTTTGTCACACCAGCAGGGGGAGTCCAAGTATATGTGCCGGGGTTTGACCAAGATGCAGAACCAGATATTATAGCAGTCCCAACTTTGCCGAACAAATTGACACCATAAGCTATGTTATTTGGTACATAATCAGCATCCGTTATTGTTATATTGGAATCAATCCCATAGTATGCTGATGCTGGCATATTTAACTTTAAAGTAGTTCCTGATACAGATGAAGAATTACAGACATAATCCCCAGTATTTCTATTTGGCATTGTACCTGTTTTCAATCCCTCCTCGGTGCCAAAGGTAGTTCCGACTAAAACCTTATCTGGGGCTACGTCGCCATACTCACCCCCTTCACCCAATAATTGAAAATTTGAGCCAGTATAAACCAAGTGTACAATCTGGCCAGCTTTAATATTACCAGATGATAAGGCACTTCCATTGCCCTTGGTAATGCTTTTTGCGCCTAGGCCGTTGATGTTAATCGTGGACGCTCCGGTGTTGGCATTGGTGAACTTGGTTTTGACACTCAAACCCTCTGTCAGGGCTGTAATGCCTGTGATGGATACCATATAGGTATTTGTGCCGGATGCAGTGGCATAGCCGATATGCTGCACTTTATCTGCCAAATGCACAGCAAACGCATCATACCCCGCCACTCCTCCGGGCACATCCTTTTTCATCTCATCAGCCATTTTAGACACTGTCACAGTATCATTAGCTAGCACTGCCGCTGATATCGCTCCATCCGGACCGATAGGCACATTCTTCCACACCTGAATAAATATTTCTGTTCCTATATTTACGCCTTCCACCAACCGAACTATTTTCGGGTCAACAACACTATATCGCTCCGTGCTCAGCACCGTACTATTCTGGGCAACGGTTACCGTGTCTGTTTCCTTAACAAAGGTTTCCAAAGGTATTTCAAAATCAGTTTGACCCTGCTGATCAGCCGCCAATACATATGAGTAGGTTACCAGCTTGGGGATGCCGGTAGCTGTAACCAGCTGAATTTGCTGATCGGTATAGGCTTTGCTGCTTTGTTCCGCTTCCCCAAGCTGCTCTTCCAGAACAGCTAATCCAGCTGTGGCTTCATTTACTTCTTGCCCCAACTGGCTAAAATCTTCCTCAGTAACAATTTCACCATATTGCCAGTTTGTCTTTGCCATTCTCACCCCTCCTTAACCCGAATGGTCTGCGTTATGATTGTATCTGCGGTAATTGGTACATATACTTCATTTGAGCTGATGACATTATCAGAAACATCCTTAAGCTCGATTAAAACTACTGTCGGCACCACGCCACTAGGAACAATATATTGCATATTAACCAAGCCTTGCTCTGTCTCTTTAATACTAAAGTCGGTGATTTCGTAGCTCTCATTTAATACGATCTTGGCTACCTGACCATCTACATAATCTGCCACATTGGATAAAAACTCTGTTGATATCACTTAACGCTCACCTCCAAATCTGCTACGGCAAAAGGTGTCATTCCTACCCTCCATGTTGAACCCAGCCGGGTTTGCCTCTCTAATGTACGGAAACGTATATGCTCTTCCATGGAGATATGATCACCTAAAGCGGTTTGCTGGTTATAGATCAAGTTTGCCGGTTTGATGGTTTTTATTGTCCGCTCGACCTCTTTAAAGAGCGCCGCATTTTCAATGGCGGTCTCCACGAAAAGTAAAAAGTCTTGACCATCCGCACTCACAATTGCTTTCTCCTCACCCACTAGAAAATCCAAGCGGTCTTGAAGATAACGAATAGTGAACGGCGGCTTCGTTGAATAACGGTTAATAATCCGTTTTTTCCGGAAGTCCAGCGTTTCATTCGTGGGATCAGCCTGGATGCCCAGCATCCTTTCCCGGCGTTTTACCGCCTCATAGCCTGAAGTGAGAACAAATTGGTCAGCGAGTTGCTGATCCACTGTCTCACCTAGAGACTGTATTTCGGTATCCACTGCATCAGCTAGAAGCTGAAAGTCTAAAATGTTATCAAACAATTGGGGCCAATATTCTCTAATAGACTTACTCATTGATAATCACCGTCCCCAAGATTGGAATTTCTTCCTCATCAAGCAAGAAATTGGCCTCCGTCCCATTAAGCTTTGTTCCAGTCACATCTTCGACGCCTTGGACAGTAAGCATCCGAGCATCAATTTGTGCCATACGGATGATGATCTGGGTTTGCGCAGCCCAGGTTTTTCTTTGTTCTAAAAGATAGGCATCTAAGATCGCTTCTACATCGGACTGAACCTGCCCGGGAGTTACACCTGGCGCAAGTGTGAGTGTCGTTTCCACATCCACCGTAACCTTATCCACCCCGGCTATCGTCACGGCATGGCCGATCGGTGCCTGCCCCAGTCCCATCCCCTGATTCTCTTCCGGATCCATGGTGGATTGGACCTCATTCACTAATTCAGGAGATGGCTTAGCCCAGTCAGAGGCAATAATCGTGCATTTCACAGTGCCACCTCCAGCCCAGGTGGGAAAGACTTTGGTTCCTCCTACGCCATTGATAGCGTTGATTTTCTGCCGATAATCTGCCATATTCCCGCCAAAAGCCGGTTCGTTTACCGTCTCATAGTATCGGGAGAGCAGGGCTTCGTCTGTCTCCTCATCCTCACCTGGAACCAGCACCTCGGTGAGTTCCGCCTTGGCCAAACTATTGACATAGGCGATAGGGAGCAAATCCCCAAACTGCTGATTGCCTGCTGTGCCGGCCGTTTCACATTCAAGAACATACGCGCCGGTACTGATCTGTTCGATAGCTGTATAATTCAGCCCACCGATGCTGTAGCGGCTGCCTAGCGGAATGTTAAGAAGGGCATTATTACTATCCAGAAATCCGCCACGCCGCCAGGCTTTTGTAGCCACCTTCCGCTTGATTCCAAACTCAGCGGCCCGGCGGGTTAAAAATTCTCCGCTGGCCGTATCCGCGAAAGAAAGATTATTGTTAACCTCTAACTCGGCATATGCCTGAGCCAGCTCTGCCGCTGCCGGGGCCAGGGCATCGTAAATCAGACTGCCCTCCCGCTTGTCGATGGTCTCCGGCACCCTGGCGAGCATCCTGACCAAAATCGCCTCATAAGTCTGATGTTCATACATTAATCGCCCACCTCCTGAGTCATATTGAATCTCCCATAGGTGCTGATCACGGTAAACTCAATCAGCAGGCCATCTCCCGCAGCTGTGGTCTGCACATTTTCGACTCCTGTGATCCGATCATCTTGAGTCAATGCCTCTTCAAGCATCCTAACAGCTTCAGATTTCACAAAAGCCCGATTCATGCCTATCAATTGACCCAACTCACTACCGTAATTTGGGGTGTAGATCAAATGGCGAAACCGCTGGGTCTGCAGAATCTTGGCCGCGGCTTGTTGCACAGATTCCAATCCGTCCAGCCTCCCAGTGATGCGCCCTTTGGCCGGGTCAAGCCTCCAGGTAAGGGAAGGCCGTTGGGCATACTGAATCACCCCATGGGTAATGCTTCCACCTGTGGGGATCATAAAGACACCACCACCTTATCTAAAATGACATAACGCTGCCCACCCTGGACTCTAAGCATCAAAACCCTATCCCCCGGGGCAAGTCCGGAGCGAATCACGATTCTTTGGGTTAAAGCTTCCGACGTGTTACTCGTAGACCCATCATCGGTGTATTGGTGCGTATGTTGTAAATCCACTTCATATTTTGACATTCTCTCCGGCACAATTAAAAAATCCGCCGGCAGTATAAAGCGTTGATCGACTTTGACACTGAGCGGATGCACGGTTAAGATTTCGCCAAAAAGGATATTTACAGGGTTCGAGGCATCCACAGCATCAGATCCAGCTGCTTTGATCAAGTCTAATAAACTAGACATTATATCACCTTCCTAGTTTGTTTTTCCATCAAATAACCCTTAATTCCAGGCTCATAGTATGATTCACCCCATCGAAGCTATGAGTACATTCATCGACCAGAAAAGGCTGATTGATTCCATACTCCGCTATTTGAATTCGTACATAGCGACCGGCCCGAACCTGGATATCCCCTAGCGCCTCGATCTTAAGAGATTTCGTCTCCCGATTTTTAATGGCAGATAGATTTTTAAGCAGCTCATCAATCTGGGCATAATTCATCTTTTCATCTACCGATTGACAAAGCTGCAACACTCCCCATTTGGCCACATTAGCACTGTCGCGTTCCTCGTAGACTTCACGCATCCCGGTTTCCTCATTGTCCTTATATAACTTGATGACATTGTGCGTATCAGAATCAATGGAAACCTTATGACTGAAGCCTGTCATAAGGCTATGATCGCCGATGATAAAATCCAAGAGAAAATCCTCAACATTCTGAACGGTTAGAACCCCGAAATCATCAAAGAAGACATAGTTCTTGCCGGTATTGATGAGCGTCAGGTCCAGTGCCTTACAGATCATATCCATCAGCTTCTGGTTATCTTCGGATAGAGTCGGTATCCTATACTCTGTATCATCAATGCGGCCTATCTCAAGTTGGAATTTGGCCGCTATATCTCTGACTAGCTCTGAGGCTGTGATATTCGTATAAATACAAGTATCACTGGCCATGAGGTAGCGCAGCTGGTCATAGCAGGTGATTCTGACCTCCTCATCCTTACCGCCATCTATACTAAAGATATAACCATAGAAGACTTTGGTGCCATCTTCCATCTGAACATGGACAATGTCCCCGTTGGAGTACTTAAAGGACTGTTCCTGATCGGGCGCATTCTTGATGAGCGTAAAATCCATGCTACCGGCCTTGCCAATCCGGCTCGTTTTCCAATTCAGAGCAGCGACGATCTGGGAGACGTCCCACACGTTTCCATCTTTATTGTCGATCGCGATTTTCAGCATCTTTAACTCCCTTCCGCTGGATCTATTAGGGCAATTTTACTACCCGACCGATCTGCAGCCGCTTAATCTCCGCGTCCGTAATACCATTTAGCTTTTGTATTTCCGGCCAGCGGGCACCATTGCCCCAATGCTTCTGAGCCACCGCCCACAGGGTATCCCCAGCCACCAGTGTATAGGTCTTAGGGGAGTTAGTTTCATTTGGTCTGACCGGCGCCGGAGGCGGTACTGCCGCTGTGGAAGCCGATTTATGGATAAGATTTTCTATCGGTACCTTTTGTGCCGCATAGGGGATATACCTTTTTAGCTTAAGTGAGTATTCAAGATCCCCTGAGCCGCCGGCAACCTCTTTCCATTCAAAGCTCTCAATACTGGCCAAGGTGTTGATTTCAAATCTGTCCGAGCTAAAAATAAAGTGGATGGATTGCTTAGACTCCATCCATTTTATGATAAGTTGGACATATTCGATAGGCTGCAAGAGTGTTTGAACTGTCACAAAGGGATAGCGCTGGGCTGGAAAGATGCTGCTGAATCCGTACTCGATGCGCTGGGGATTCTTAATAATGTTGATTTCACCCAGAGCTATGATGTCATAGGTTTTGTTGTTGCCAGACTTATTCACTTCAAGGCTTCCCGGCATGACAGGAAGCTCGAAGGATTCGGCCTGGTTGCTGAGGCTGAGTTTAATGTTATAGGGCATTTGGAATCACCTGCCTTTCAAGGGTATCTTTACTACTTAATTTCCATATACTGCTGATGCTGATGATGTGATATCTCTCTCCAGCATTGTCTTAATCTTTGCGACGATGGTGTCCGCATCGCTCCCGTTACGGATGTCTCCTGTAGTCACAGATACGGTCGGTGTCAGGGTAACGAAGTTTTGGATGTTCTTCATTTCGGCCAATTCACGCATGATCTTCAGATCCTCACTGGAGATATCTACAGTATCCTTGATTTTGCCGACTGTTCCAACTTCGTCAATGTTGGGGATGCCTTCTTCCCCCCCTCCTCCAGCTATTGCTCCAATATCGTTGTTAAGTCCGAACATATTTGTTAAATCAAACTTTTTACTGAGGTCGTCTCCCCATTTATATCCAGACTCAAAAGCCTTAGTAGGCTCATAGCGTTCAAACTGTATATCACGCGAATCCAAGCGTTCAAATTTGTATGTCGGCTCGCCCACTAAATCATCAACTACACCCTTCAGCCCGTCCCGCCATCCACCAACTACATCAACTAAGTTAGATCCAAATATTGCGTCGATCGCCGATGCTACGGTCACCAGAATCGAAAGAATTGTATCGGCCATACCGGAGAATAACCTTACTATCGAGCCTACTGGATCATTAAACACATTGGCGATGAATTCCGCAAGTATAGGAATAATATTTAATACTGTGTCTACTGTATTTAGCATAAAGTTTGCAATCGCAACTAGAATGTTTCCTATGAAGGCTACAAGCCACATAAAAGCCCCTGCGATTAGACCTGTAGCAGAAATACTAGTTCCTGCGAAATGATTCACGGCAGCCACAGCGAGATAGAAGATACCAATCAAAATGAAGATTGCTCCGATAATCCAGGTGATAGGGCATGCGGCTAGGGCAGCATTCAACCCATTCTGGGCTATTATTAATCCCATTATTGCTAGCGTTTCTGCCGATGAGGCTGCGGCATGTGCAATCTTAAGCGCAATATCTTTAACTGTATTTGCCATACTTATAAGCGATTTGCTGTTGTATATGATCAAAGCACCAATTATCATCCACAATAATGGTATGATCATGCTCCAGTTCTGCTGTATTCCTATCGCTAATCCTATAGCCATACTCGACAGATTCGACACAAGTTTTGAAACCACAAAAATACCATTACTTAGCCCATTGAAAAAGGCTTGCATTTGCCCGTCCTCAAACATTTGGTTTATCAGATCAAAAAGTGGCGTTAGTGCTGCAACGGAGCTTTCCCCGGCATTCGCCATATTAAATTTAAAATTACTTACAGCTCGTTCCCACTTTGCAGCCGGCCTATCCAGCATCTTTTCAAAAGCTTCCTCCGTCATATTTTGTTGATTTAATAACTCATCCATTCCTTTAATGAATCCATCCACATCCCCTTTCAGCCCGGCTTGGTATGCCGCACTGCCCTGGAGCATTGTTCCGCTCATATTAAAGCCTTCGGCGATTGATGTGTAGTCGCCGGACATAAGTTCCTTCATGGAAAGAGCTGCCCCCTCTAATCCTTCTGCAGGATTCAGTTTTGAGAGCCGCGCCGCTAAAGCATTAAGTTGAGTTAACTTATCAGGATCCATGGTAGTGGACATAAAGGACATTGCTCCCGAAAGAGAGGTATTTACATCTTCTCCCCATCCCAAGGCCTGCTTTGTAATCCGGTCATAAATCACCGCACCTAAAGGCTCGCTCCCGGTTTTTACACTGAAAGTATCCATGATCTGCTGTTGCTCCATTGCAGCACCAATTGTTGGCTCACCGATTACTTTAGCTGCCTCTATTAAGCGGTCTGCAACATCGGACATTTTACCGAACATTTTTAACGCTGAATCGATCGTTGCCACATTGCCACCTCCTTTTGGGTTTCCTGGCGAAAACAAGGTTTCGGCTAGTATGGTGTATTAGATATTATCTTCTTTTCCTTTTAGCCCTGGCCGCCTCGTCTTTCTCCTTTTTAATCCTGATATCAATCATGGCATAAACAACCGCCTTTTCCTTACGGGGTAATCTTACCAATGCCCCGGGTAAAATATGAAGCTCGTGGAGGGCGTAGTAAGCGTAATTCGCCTCACCATCGCCCTCCTCAATTAGTTTTTTGCTTCTTCGACCAAATCGTTCATGCTCTTGTCATAACCATTGACTTCACTGACAATATTGGAAAAAGTGGCATATTCGCCATCCTTCATTTTCGTTTTCATAGCTTTCAACAGATTTTCAGCCCCCAGCACACCCCAGCTTTGCTGAAGCTCCTGAGATTTGAAATCAGGAACTGTTGTTGTTTCAATAATTAACTTAGCCACAAAGGCATCCTGATCCGTTTCAACAAGCCGCTGACCTTTATGGAAGGTTGTTTTGCGGCAGCTCCTCCTGATCTCGTCACCCGTGGCGGCTGAAATAGGCTTAAACTTCATAATCTTTTCCTTCCCGCCAAGGCTTACTCTCCGTTCAATCGGTTCAACCTCTTCAAAACTGTCCATTAAGAAATCCTGTAAATCACTCATAATTCTTTAATCCTCCTAAACTCCCCAAGACTTAAAACTCTTATTGCCGCAGGCAAGAGAAGGAGACCAGAATACTGCTGATCTCCTTTAAAACTCTTCTTTAAGACGAGTTGGGGATATGCCTCATACCCTGTCCATAACCCCGGCCCATAATCGCAAAACCCTTTTATCCCGTCACCGGCCGGCTGAACTGATCCAGCATATCAATATCCTCAAAGGTAAAGGGCATCTCCTCTTCCAAAGGATCGTCTGAAGTGATATCAAAAGACGCTGCTGTAACGCTGTCCAAATTGCAGCCCTTAAGCACAACGGTCTGCTTTCCTACACCCGAGGCCGGGTCCTCATTGACGATCTGAAGATCAAAGTAGAAATCCCGCCCGGTTTTCACATAGTCGATCATCAGCTGCCTGAACAGGCTCGTAATGTAATAGATCGTCAGGGTCCCACTGCCGGTCCAGCCAGCAGCCTTCTTTCCCACATTCGTCCTGCCGAGAATAGGCACATCCGCTTTATTCTTTTCGATAGTTGCCTCAATGGATTTAGCATAAAACAACTCTTCCACCCGGCCATTGATCGTAGCAAAAGCTTTGGCCTGTTTGCCGCTCACTGCGTCTTCCGCTCTTAAAAATGCCATCTTATCTCACCTGCACTTTCTATTTAATCCGCACACGAACATAAATCTTTTCAATGCTGTCTACCGGCCATGCGTAAGCCTCAATATAGACCCCATCCACATCGTCCCCGGACTGGACTGTTAGATCAGTCTGACCATCAAAATTCTTAATTGCGTCAATATCCTGCAAAGTGTTCATGTAGTTAATGCACTCTGATTTCAACAAATTCCGTCCCTCTGCATTATTGGACACTTTACCGATATAGAACTTAGAAAAAATCCGCACAAAATCATTGTTGATTCCGTCCAAGACCCTGATCACCCGGTTCTTGGCGAACTGTTTCCCTTTATCCGCCATGAAACTGGTCAATGTATTAATGTCCTGTTCCACCAACGCCTGGTTGTCATTAGCAGTAAATAAAAATTCCCCCGCCTGCAAAGCTGCGATGATCTGTGCATTGGTATACCGGGGGGACACATCAACAGCCCCATCATAGCCCTGGTAAGTGAGGGATTCGTTCACCCGTGCCCCTGCCGTGGCACCGGCCACCCACGCTGTCGCCTGAGCTGCTGTCAAGGCAGTTCCATCAGCGAGCACCACACCATTTTTAACACTAATCACACCCTCATAGTCAGCCGCCGGATAGTTTTCGAGAACGACCTGGATCTTCTTCCCTTCGTCATCCCGGAGCCGTTTGGCAAAGGCGGTGAAGGTGGCTTTGAGCGCATCATCTGTGCTGGGCAGTGCGATAGTGTTAAAATCGCAAATCTCCACAGCAGCCAGATAATCCACATAGGCCTGATTGGTTACAGTTCCGTCGGAGCCGTTCACCAGTGGGGCACCTGCTGTTTCTGTTAAGGCGCCGGTACCGGAAAAGATGACCCAGTCGTTTGCAGCAAGGCCGGCGATATCGGACACAGTTTGCTTATCGAGCTCAGCTCCATCCACTAAGGTGGACACATCAAACTTTGTCTCATCATCGATATTTTCCTGGATAACGAGGGCCATGTCGTTGCCACGGGCTCCACCCCACTTAGCCGTTACCGTCAAGTTTCCGACCGTCACCGCCGCCTTCGTGCCGGCGTTCAGCCGGTAGAGGAGCAACGTCTTGGCCCGTTTCAAAGCCTCATTGATCAAGCGTAATTGGGCATCCATGATGGAGTACCCCAATTTTGGGAATACATCCTCACCGGCTTCGATGGTGATCATTTTACCGGGTTCGCCCCAGCTCAGAATCAGGGGCATGGATACAATCCCCCGTTCCCCCAAAGTCCCTGCCGCTTGGGGCTCAGATTTGAAATTGATATATACGCCGGGTCTCACCTTGTTTTGAGCTGTAAATGTGCCTGCTGCCATTTATTTAGCCTCCTTTGTTCGAAAGTCCTCAGAAATTGAGATAACCTCACTCTTGGTATAGTTGGCATCGTCCTGCAGCAAAGCCTCCAGCACATCCCTTTGCTGCGCTGAGAATTGCTTTGATTGCAGAATCTGCAGCTTTGAATATACTTTTTCAATAAGTTCATCTTTCTTAGCCACGAATAAATCCCTCCTGTTCCATGGTCTGCATCAGTGGCTCCAGGGTCGCCTCTTTTATAACCTGGAAATTATAATCCACAAAAAAATGCAGTACCCCTTCGATGATTTCATGTCGCATTTTCGTGCCTCGCATTAGTCTGTCGCCCTCGTCAACCACTGGGATCAACTCCATTGCTTCGTACAGTTGCTCAGCCACATCGTGCATGTCTTGATTTTGTCTATTCCCTTCGCCTTCTCCCTCATCTACCACTACCGGGAAGTAGCAAATATCGAAAGAGTGGTTCCGTTGATATCGCCGGCCAAGAAGCTGATTCTGCGACACCGGGAAAAGCTTGACAAAAAAACAAGGCTTATCAAAGCCTTGCCGGATCTCTTCGCCATAAACAGAGATGCCGGGGAAATGTTGATGCAGTATTGTTATCACACTGTCCCGGATCCCATTGCCTGTAATAGCGCTCATTGGATCACCCCCTTCGACAGTCGGTTATTCATGATTTGCCCCATTGGCCGCTTGGCCGGATACTTGGTCCAGCTCTTTTTCTTTCCGACATACGTCCCGGTAAAGCCGTAGTTCTCCTGATAGGCCATCCTCACCTCCTATAATAAGGAAAGGCGCCCATCTCTTGACGCCTTTCACTGATACCATAATACTACGGAAATGGTGTTAAATACTTCGCAAATTCTACACTTATATTAACCTCATCCTTAAAGCAAACTTCCTGATTATTCTTTTTTTATCTCCATAGTATTTTGTTTGCCCTATGTGCAGCTCACCGATGATTCCAAAGTCTGTATAGCAACTCTTAAAATACTTCATCTCCACTAATCGTGTTTCCTCTTCCGACAACTCTGCTAAGACATCCTCGATGCACATCACAACATCTTTCATCCTTCTAACTCTCTGTTCATTAGCAATAACCCCTGCTACTTCATCATGCGTTGGGTCACTGATCCGATTCTGCGAAAACCTCCCCGTCGGGTCTTTGCCAAGCCCCGATCTAGCACCTCTATACAGCATCTCTTTATCGTATTCACCAATAAGTTTTTTATAGGTCCGATAATTCCTAAGTTCTGCCTCGACATATTGGTGAATATGCTTCTCAATTCTTTCTTCCACTGCCGCTCCACTCCTTTATCTGCTCACACCAACTCTATCAGCTCATTGGAACATCGCACATCCACCAACATGTATTGCTGTGGTGCCCGCGTGACCCATAGTGAAGGTGCTCTTCACAACGCTTAAAAATTAATAGTTCTATTTATTTCACTTCTGATTTCTTCTATTCGCTTTACAACGTCTCTGAGGGAAATGCAATCTGATTCCCTGATTTGACGCTTTACAAGTTCCTTAAGACAATGATTGAGATCTGAGCAATAAGCAACTGCTTTTAATTCTTCTTGCCCCTTTGTCTTTTTACCGTTACTAACGAATTTTGTGTTAAGAATATATTGGTATTCATCAGAGGTGATGCAGTATTTCTCATTTATGTCGATTCGCATACTATCTCTCCACCTTTATATCCAACTTCTCCGCGCTCCGCCTGGAAGAGTTTTTTCCTGTAGGTTCAATCCATGGTAATCTATTCATTATCCCATCCCCGCCAAGTCATTTGGATTTGCATCATTGACTATAGGATCAGTGGTTTTCTAGTTTGTATAACCTATTATGCTAGAGAACCACTGATCCTACTTAAGCAATCCACACAGCAGACAGCTTCAACTTGATTATTAATGAGCTGATGTACTGACTTGGCGAAACATGATATACTAAGATAGAGATTATTTTTATTCTGCCCGTTAAATCTGCCAGGACTTGCGGGCATTTTCTTTTTGTTCAGGCATTTTCATTAGCCTGACTTCCCTTCAATAAAAATGAATTCTGCATTTGACTTTTTTCTTGAGCATTGTGGTTCACCTCCACCTTTTCTCTTTGGATAGTCAGGGCTTTATGGTCCCTCCCCTGACTAATATCTCAGCCCATTTGCTCTTAGGGAGATTATCCAGCTTTCGAGTACGATAAGACGTGATTGCCTTAAGCCACTTCAAAGGTTTTATTCTATATAGCCTGCAACCGCTCAT